ACCGATGTAGGTTTTAAAGGTTGATTAGGTCTAGTTGGAGTTTCTGCTACACCTTTTTTAGGTGCTGGTGCTTTAGTTAATGAGTTACCATCATCATCATCTCCAGCCAATCCATAAACAGCAAGAAGACTATATCTTCGAGCATAAGTTTGTGCTGAACCAGCTTCTTGATGTGCATTCTTGACATTGTCAGGAATCTTAGGAACTGGATACTTACTAATTAATGGTTCATCACCAGATGTATGCATTAATTTAGTAACAACAATTGTAATTATTTCTCCTTCTGGAGTAATTACAAAGTCATTCATTTGTGTATGACATAACCCAAATTCTGTAGCTGGTTGAACAGCTAACAAAGCTTGAGCTAATGTGGTGTATTTGCTTTTGAAGAAAGGGTTAGTACCATCTCTACCAGCAGCATGATGCTTTTTTTGAAAAGCATTTAAAGCTTCAACTAAAGTGGAAGGTTGCTTTGCGGTCATTAGTAATTGTTTACTTGAGATTAATATTACAACAATATTATGTTTACTGCAAGGCTGATTGTAATAAAGTATTGAATTGTTCTGGTGTTAACACAACTCGCCATTCTCCCCCTCGAAACCTAACCATGCTTGCAACAAAGTCTACACCTGCATTTTTTCTCTGTGTTTCAACTTCCCTGGGTTTTACCAAACAGGCTCTACTCTTATCTTTATAATCACAAACCTGCACAACACAATTTGGTATTCCATAAATATCTCCAACATCATCTGGTATTCCTGCTGCTAAATTTCTTTTGCATTGAAAACCAGTAACTTCTGTTAAAAGTTCTGCTGCTTCTCTTTCTGCCTTATCTCCTTTTCTTTTATTTGGATTTGTCATCCCTGTAATTCCCTGATTCGCCTTTGTATATCATCAAAGGCTACAACATATTCTTTGTCATTAATTTCATTTTGAAACCATTGCCATTCAAGTGTTGCAATTTCATTGTTGAGCTTTGTGATCAAATACTTTTTTCTTCGATCAAGTTCTCGATAGAAACATTTCATCTCATTACTTTCCATTTTCTTCTTAGTTTTGCATTTAATTGTTTTGTTTTTTGTCTTTTAAGACTTAGATAAGTGTTATCAAGTTCATCAATTAAGTGTTCAAAATCACCTTGAGATGACATATCTAATGATCTTTGAAAGTTAACGATTGAAGCTTTGATTAGTTCTAAATCTCTACCTGAGACATCAAGTATATATCTCATTTTTGTCCTCTTAGTTTAATTTCTACGGCTATTGTATTTCCTAGCATTTTTTTTATCTTGTTAACATCTTTTTCTGTCAAATCATTAAAAATCTCATATCTTGCTACTCTATTTTTTGCAAACATTTTATGTATCTTCTTTTCTAATTTTTTATAATCATCTCTTGCTGGACTTACTGCAAGCACTTCGTCTGGTAGTTGTTGTCTTACTCTATTTTTTATATTGTTTTCACAAGAACAACCAACTTTAAAACTATTGGCACTTTTAAAAAAATATACATGACCATATTCTTTTTTCTTTTCAACAACACTGTCAGGATTGGGAGTCCAACCATTTTCCCAACCTTCGTCTAATGCTTGATTGTTCCATCTTTCTTTACCTTTATGGTAGGTAATAAAACCTTTTTTTATAAGCCATAATTTAGCTTCAAAATCGCTTGATATTTCATATCTTGATTTCCCATTAGATTTTATTGTTAAGCCATTTCGTGTTTTTACTTCAGTAAATACTAAACCATATTTTTCATAAATTTCTTTTTCGTCCATATTAAAAAACTTTTCATGTTCAGTTCTTGTATCTTCTTCGTAATCTCCTTTCCAGGTACGAATACTATCACCACCAGTTGTGGTAAATGTAATATCCATATCAAAACAACTCCTGTTTTGTTTCAAACTTTTCCCATGCTTTCTGCCATGCAGCTTGACATCTCTCAACAGGTTGACTATGACCAAGGATTGAAAATCCTGGATATGCCCATAATGTACTACATACATCTGGAACTATTCCATAGTTTAGTTTCAACATTTCTAGGTAACAACCAAGTTGTTTATCTGTTGAATAAGGTTCCTGCCAATATTTATCTATCTCCTTGACCCATATTCTACCTGCCTTATCATTTTCTCTTTTATAAAATCCACTTCTAGTATTGCCTTTAGTTTTTAAATCAATCAATCTTAGTGTTTTCTTAGATGTGATTGGACATATGTCATAACCAAGAAGATCAAGCTGGCCGCCAACTGATTTATCTGGTATTGACATCATATGTTCGATGGCTAGTGGTTCAAAGTTTGCAAACAACCAATGATCTAAAAGAGGAGCAACAATTTCTTCATAGTCACCCATATCAATGTCGGTACTGCCTAACATACTTTCTGCTAAACATTCATGTACTTTTTCTCCTCTAGGCTGCCAGATATATCTATATCTTTCGATATTTTCTTTAGCTTCTTCTGTTAGTTCGTTACAAACTTCTGTAGTGGAATAAGCTAACCATTGATTGGTTTCTTTGTTGAGATATTTATGTGTCTCTTCATCTCTACAGATTGGAAGTGGTTTTAAAAGTTGGAAGGTTTTCATTTTTAAAAGTCGTAAATTGGAAGGTCTTTAGGATCAATAATTTCTATTTTCTCCTTTTTTGGTTTAGGTGCTTTCACCCTAGCAAGATTTTGGTATTTGACACCTTGATAACCTTGCGGAAATAAAGGATTGCCTTTGCAATCATTCACTACTTCTGTCCATCCTGGTGGTGGTTTATCAATGTCATTTAGAGTCCAGTACCCTTTTTTTACACCATCTTTAATAGTTTTTATCAAAGATGCCTGATCAAACATTCTTTCCATCATTCCTCATCATTTCTTGAGCAGTTTTGCCAAGTTCAGCAAGTGTTGGTGGTAACTGATTTTCACTTGCTTTAAAATATTTTGGCTTTGGTACGTTTTGAACTTCTTGTTCAAACTTAGACTTCTTAATGGGAAATAAATCCTTCCAGCCACCTGTTATAGCGTTTTCAAGAGCTTGTTTTCTGTCCTGTATATGAAATGACCTTAACTTATCAAAGATGCGGTTAGCAACGCTCTGAGTGCATGATCCACCTTTTTGCTTTCTTATAGGCCACCATTCAAGTAAAAGACCAGAATAATCTTTCAAATCATCAGGTATTAAATCAGCAGTGATATGAGAACCACTAAAAGGATCAACTTTAGCTTCTGTAGAATTATTAGGTTTCTTCCTGGATTTTGCTTTCATTGCTTTTCTAATTAAGATCCTGACCAAAGCAGATCTAGAAGTTTCTTCATCTCGATTCATATCTAACCATTTGATTAGATCAGAATCTAAAAACATAGTAATTTTAGTTTTTGCCATTTAATTGTCTCCTTCGGGTAATTCGTAATTCATTTCCCACCAAGGATCCTCTGGAGCAAAACCATTTCTCTCAAGACAGTTGTAAACAATTTTGTTTACTTTCTTTTTCTCATCTTTTGTTAAATGAGAATATATACACCAAGTTTGACTCATTTGTTCTAGTTTTTAACTATTTCCATTATTATAGCCATACAATGTATGTGTCAAGAGGTTGTTACGGATGCTAAATAGGAAAAATTAGAAAAATTCCTTTCATTATTCTTATATGTATATATATATATATATTATTTATATATATATAATAAATATTTACTTACATATAATATATTCTTTTTCTTTTGGTTCTTTTCTTTTTCTTATTGACGTTCATCGAACATAGTTTCTCCATTTAGATAAAAACTTTTTACATGATCAAAAAAGTTATATTCGTTATATGCTTTTTCTTTATCGTATTCGGGTAATCTAGTGTCATATCGTCCTTGTATTTCTTTTGCTTCATTTAATTTGTCTTGATAATTTTTAAAAACTTGTAAAGGCCATTCACATTCTGGAATTTTTTCTAATTCACTTAATTTTTCCATTAAATCTTCTGGATCTGTTTCTAAAATATTTGGATATTTTTCTCTTAACCAACATTTATCTCCATCAGTATAAACCTCTCCTATTACATGATGATTATCCCAGTAATTAGGCCAAAGTTCGCCATCTATAACTACATTTTCTCTAAAATTATCAGCATAACTTATAAAATTTACATAACAGATATCACCTGTTACAGGTTCATAAAATTCTAATGATGCATAGCAAAATTCTTCATCTTCTGGTCTACCTTCAGAAGGATAAAAATCTTTTATAAATGGATTTTTCCAATAATGAGGAATAAAACAATCTTCATAAAATTCATTATCAAAATATGCAATATGAGAATCATTACAATCTTCATCTGAAGCTTTTTCTAAATCAAATGTTTGATTTTCGCCTTTAATAGTCATTTTAAAGTATTAATATGATATTATAATATTATCATAATATTATTTTGCCTTTAATTATGTTACAGAGAATCAGTATTGGTGTTGAAAAAGAAAAATATGACCAATTAAAAAGCCTCTCAAAACCTGGAATGTCAATAGGTTTCCTAATTAGAGAGGCAATTGATTTGTTATTAGAAAAATTAGAATCTGAAAAAACTAATTAATATAAGGTGTTTTAGTTTCATATAAATCTTTATTATGATCCCACCAAAGATCGATAATATACTTTTGACTACCGAAAAAATAACCTCTATCTGATTCTCTACATTGTTCTATATAGAACTCTATAAAAGGATCATAATAATCTGGATTTAAATTATAATCTTTAGCTAGTTCTTTAGCAGAATCAGTACAATGCTCTTCAAACTTTTCATTGACATAAAGATTGTCATATTGTTCTAAAGTTTGGTTTTCTAATGGGTTATCAATCATTAGTCATTCTCCATAGGAAATTTTTTGTTTTCTATATCCCAAGCAAGTTGGTTTATCCATTGGTATATATCTTTCCCTGGATAATCCTCGAAAGGTTCCCAAGCATTTTCTTCTAAATATTCAAGTTGTTCTTCATCATCTAGTTCCCAAAAAGTTTCATCAACTTCATCTCCTAGATAATGACCTGATGCCCATATAAAACATCTTTGATGATAAGTTAAATTTTCCATAATTTTTTTAGCTAGCTAATTTAGCCATAATTGTTTTAAATAATATGTTTTAAATGTGATAAGCATTCACTTCTTAAAGCCATAATTACTTTTATGTCTTCTTGTAAGTCATAATGCCTTTCATAGTCTGCTTTTGCATCCTGGAATAATCGCTCTTTAAAAGCGATCTTTTCTTGTTTTCTATTTTGCAAATCCATAAAATTTGCATTCTCCCATTCTTCAATTTCATTTTCTTTCTTTACCTTTTCATACCATTTATAAAAGGTTTGTTTATGAACTTTAGGATAAGTTTTAATGCATTCATCAATAGTCGCCTTTAATGACATTTTGCCTTTAATACATTCTCTAATTGTCTCAAAACAATCTTCCCTATATTCAATTTGTTTAGTCATATATTAAACCTCTACTAACTTTTTATTACGTTTGATAAGTTTTAAAGCTTCAGCACTTGCCGTATTTTTTTCTTGCAGTCCATGCAACAACAAGGCAAAAGGTTCATCATTAAAGCATAATGAATCATCTATATCTATTTTTAACCCTAATTTTTTAGCTTCATCTTCACTAAATACAACTTTACTATATCTTTTAAAATATCCCTCATCTATTAAATAATCATATTTACCACCATAACTAGCAGTTAAATAAAAATTATTAGGTAATAAAACTTCTAAAAAGTATTTTAAACTTTTGCTATAACAATAAAATTTTATATCCTTATTAAACTTAGCTACATTTAACCATGATTCTAAATATAAGGGGTGATAGAAATCCCCTGATTCATGAATTCTAAATTTATCTATATTCTTTTTATTAGCTAATAAGCTATCGTTTATAAGGTTAGATAACCCGTCAACGTCCCTTTTAACTACATAACTATTAATTAAATTATAGTTATATCTCCTACTATTAAAAACGTTAGGATAACGTAATTCTTCACTAGCGGCAAAGCAAGTAAATAAACTTTCATCACCCCTATTTAAAATCCTTTTTTCGCCTTTAATAGTCACAAAAGCTTTACAACTATTAGCACCTGGGCATGTCAAACCAGCTGGCAAGCTAATTATTCCAGTACTTTTTGGTAATTTTTTATTACCTTTTGATATTTTTAAAATCATTTTTTATTATTCTCCTTACTATCTTTTATTAACTTGTTAAAACGTTTTGATTCAATAGGAGATAAACCGCAAAAGTAATTTAATAAATTACCATCGTATTCATCGAATAATTTTTTAAGATCTTTTTTCATTGTTTGGAAGGTTAGAAAAAATTTAAATTGAAAGTTTAGAGACTTTCAAAGAAGGATAAATATATAAATATCCTTCTTAGCAAGTATCTATTTTTTAAGTTTTTTTATTTCATTAAATACGTTTTTATATTTCTTATTTCTTATTCTTTTTTTAGATGGTATTTGTGTACCTTCTTTAAATTGACTTTTGTTAGTCGGAATAGGGTTATATTCAAGCATTGTTATTGTCTCCCATAGGTGATAAACCATTTAGTTTTCTAATATGGTTTAATATTTTAACTACATAAGATTTAGCTAGTTCTAATTCATTAGAGTCTAATTCAAGTGCAAAATATTCCGCACTTTCTAACGCCTCTAAATGTCTTTTATTATCTTTAGAAATTACACTAACTACAAGTGCAGTTATAATATTTTCTAATTTTGAAGGCACTTTAAAGAGATTAAATGCTTCCTTAGGTTCTAATACATTTTCCATAGTGGGTTAAAAATTGGAAGGTTTAAAAGTAAAACTATTTATAAAAAATAGCTTTTTATAATCTCGATTAATTCGAGACTATAAGAAGCTATTTATGTAAATAATAATTTTTATCTAAATTTAAATTATTAAAATCTTTTTTAATCTCATCACTGCACATTAAATCAATTCCAATAAATGATTTATTGGCTTTATACCAACTAACAACTTTTAATAGTTGTTGTTTGAATTCTTCTACATCATCACATTTAACAACAGTTAAATCACCTTCACAATAAGTGATTAATTCTAAACTTTTAAAATTAATCCAATTACCAAAGTAACTAGCGTCTTCAGTAGTGTCTATTTGTGCAAATCCTTTTTTAAAACTGCACATATCATAATCGAAAACATATCGATCAGAATTACAAAATGTTTTTTGAGTTTTCATAATAATAAAAAAATAAAAAACTAACTCGATTAAGAGTTAGTCAATAATTGGTTTACTTGTTAATGGTTTATTAATTAATTCATTTCTTATCTTTCTATTCTCTTTTATCTCTTTTGCTGATGTTAATTCTTTAATATCTGAATAAGTCATATTAAACAACTTATCAGCAATTAACTCACATTCTTCGGGATAATTAATATAAGTAACACTATCAAATAAATTTAAAATGATAGTATTGTATTCCTTACTAGTTAAAAATTTAGAACTATCCATTTATTTATATCTCCTTTTGTTTACTGCTTTATAGTCAAGTGTTGCGGCGATTGCATTACCTACAACATATAAGGCATAAAAGCCACCAAATAAAATAAGTAATTCCATATTATAAACCTCTATTTAATAAGGTTAATGTAGCTATCTTTTGTTGATAACTTGAACCATGCTCTACAAGATAATTACATGCTTTATTATCATTGTTATTTGTACACTGGTTTAATGTACTCTTGTTTAATCCATTAGTCATCGATAAATAACCGATACCAAATAGTGAAACAAATAAAAATAAATTTTTAATCATGGAAGGGATAAAAATAATTTAATTTTTTTAGATATATCCTTTTGTATTTCTTAAAATATAAAATGTAAATATCAAAAATATAGAAAAATATATTGATGATGTTTAGATAGTAAATTTTAATTAATAATAAAGGATATAATCTATTATAAGCATATTATGTGTCATATGTCATGCTAGATATTAGATTAATATTAATTGTATTGATTTGTTAACATAATATTATTATGATATTAATTATTGCTATTATGATAATAGTTAAACAAACCTTCAAAATGATTTCTAAAGAAAAACTACCTAAGCAATTAGATTATTTTTATAATGAATGGAAAACTATCTTACAACAAGAATTAGAATATGGAATTAGAGATAATGATATACAACTTATTGAAAATAGTAAAAGAAGATTAAAAGCATTAGAAAAAAGTTTTAGTGCTGACTAATAAATTAAAGCTATTACAGAGGCTCACAGATAGCTTAGAATTAAAATTATTTTGTAGCTACTAGGGGTGTAGTTGCAAAATATTTTAATTTATATCGTGTTGCGGGTACTATAAATATATATTGGTTAATTTTTTGGTTCTACTTTTATGGAAAGTTCTGGAGCTTGGATGTGTACTGTTTCTATAGATTCACCTATAACTTTACCTAAACTATCGAGAATTTGAGCAGCGGTTTGAAACTGACCTTTTTTAACAGCTTTATTGAATAGGCGAATACGCATTGCTTGAAGACGAGGAAGTAAATTTTCTCTATCTTTTTCCCAATCTTCTTTATTCCATTCTTTAACTTTTCTCCAATCGGTCCAGGCGGTTACTTCGGATATTCCTTCAATTTTTGCGTGTTCTAGGACTAGTGAGCGTGTAGTTTTACCTTCTAACTGACGGGAATATAGACGTTGAGCACGTTGTTGAACTTGTTGAGCAGTTCCACGAGGAACCATATTAGCTTTTCTTTTTGCAATAATTTCTGGATCAAAAATAGAGGAAGCCACGGACTTACTTTATAGGAGTTAATAATCGAATAATAACCTAAAAACTATGAAATAGGCTATAAATAGGGGATAATAATGTAAAAAACGTCATTATGAGTGTTAATGATATCAGTTTAAGGTATGCCCAGGGGGAGGTATTCAATAGTGAGAAGAGATTTCGGGTGTTGGTTGCTGGAAGAAGGTTTGGCAAGAGCTATTTAAGCTGTATTGAACTGTTAAGGGGTGCGATTAACAGACCAGGAGAGGTTTATTTTTATTGTGCTCCTACTTATAGGATGGCAAAAGACATTGCATGGAAAGAATTAAAAAGATTAGTACCAAAAGTATGGGTTAAAGCTAAAAATGAAACAGATTTAAGGTTAGATTTGATAAATGGGTCAAGTATTGAGTTAAAAGGTACTGAAAATGCTATGGCTTTGAGAGGAAGAAGTTTAGCTGGGGTTGTATTGGATGAAGCAGCATTTATGGATCGAGATGTATGGGCCGAAGTTATAAGACCTGCGTTAGCTGATAAACAGGGTTGGGCTTTATTTATTTCTACTCCTGATGGCACTGCTAGTTGGTTTTATGATATGTGGTGTTTTTGTGGTGAACAAGAGTGGGATGATTGGCAAAGGTGGAGTTTTACAACTATTGAAGGGGGTAATGTTGCAGCAGAAGAAGTAGAAGCTGCTAGGTCACAACTAGATGCGAGAACATTTAGACAGGAATTTGAGGCTAGTTTTGAAAATCTTACTGGTTTGGTCGCTGTTAGCTTTAGCGATGACAATATTGATAAGGAAGTACAAGATCTACATATGATGCCATTGCTTTTGGGTTTGGACTTTAACGTGGACCCCATGGCAGGAATTTGTGCATATAAGCATGACAATAACCTATATGTGTTTGATGAAATCATGCTAACAGGTGGTGCTACCACTTGGGATTTTACAGAAGAGGTTGTAAGAAGGTATGGAGTTGATCGAAGAATTATTGCTTGTCCTGATCCTACTGGTAGTGCAAGAAAAACTAGTGGAGTAGGAGTTACAGATCATACGATTTTAAGAAGATCTGGTTTTACTGTTATGAGTCCTAAAAGTCCGTGGAAAATAAGAGATAAGATTACTGCTGTTAATACTGCCTTGCTTGATGCTAATGGAGATCAGAGAACTTTTATTCATCCAAGATGTAAAGAATTGATAAAAGCACTAAGAACTCTTACATATGCACCAAATACTGGTTTACCTAATAAAAACTTGGGTGTAGATCATGCTTTTGATGCTTTTGGCTACCTTTGTCTACAACAATTCAACCTTGCAAAACCAGAGACACTAGGGCAAACTTCGTTTAGAATATACTAAGAACTACCTAATTCTTATCATGTACCATTCTACGACTAAGAAAAAGAAGAAGAAAAAGAAGGGAGGTAAAAAACGTGGCGAATGTTCCTGTAAATAAAGCGTTATACTCTAGGGTAAAAGCAGAAGCGAAGCGTAAATTTAAAGTTTATCCTTCTGCCTACGCTAACGCATGGCTTGTACGAGAGTATAAAAAGCGTGGCGGTACTTATCGTTCTGGTACTAAAAAAAGTGGCAAGAAGTAGTGGTGGTTTAACCCGTTGGTTTAAAGAAAAATGGGTTGATGTTAAAACTGGTAAACCTTGTGGTCGTCAAAAAGGCGAAAAACGAGGCTATCCAGCTTGTAGACCAAGTAAGCGTGTATCAAGTAAGACACCTAAGACTGCTTCAGAAATGTCAAGTGCCGAAAAAACAAGATTTAAACGTGCGAAAACAGGAAGTAAAAAAATAACATATCAACATAGACGAAAAAAGAAGAAAAAATAAGTGTAAATAACATATTTAACGGTAATATAGTTATATGAAGCTAACTACTCGTCAAAAGAAGAAACTTAGCGAACATTCTGTCCATCATTCGGCTAAACACATGGAGTTTATGAAAAGACGCATGAGAGCAGGTGACACTTTTACTCAAGCCCATAAAAAGGCACAAGCAAAGGTAGGTAAATAATGACCAAACGTAAAGGAGTTAGTTTATCTGTAGGTAGAGGTGAGAAGTCTAAAAAGGGTGGGCTAACTGCTAAAGGTCGTGCGAAATACAATCGTGCTACTGGTAGTAATTTAAAAGCACCAGTGACAGAAAAAAATCCTACAGGTAAAAGAGCAGCAAGAAGAAAAAGTTTTTGTGCGAGAATGAAGGGAGTTAAAGGTCCAATGAAAGATAGTAAAGGTAGACCAACTAGAAAAGCGTTAGCATTAAAAAGATGGAGGTGTTAAATGACTTATTCAATTCCTGGTGATTACAGAACAAAGATACAAACCTCTACAACTATTGGTGATATAGACAGTCCTTTTACTCGCACGAGGGCTGTCCTCGACATGATGAAAGGTTGGGAAATAATGAAAGCTGTTACTGAAGGAACAGAATATCTTAGAGAAAATAGTGAAGCATTTTTACCATTAGAGCCAAGAGAAGATTACACAGCATATATGGCAAGAGTAAATCGTGCTGTATTTTCTCCTTTTACACAAAGATTAATAA